AGTCCAGTTGTTCAGTGTGAACACGAAGCGAGATAGTCGTAATCCGTTCTTGACTCGTACGGGTCCCCCTTGCGCAGTCTTCTCGAGAGTCCATGTCTTCATCGTATTTGTTGTGCTTCTCCGAGTGTGTTCCCGTGTCTTCTTTTGAACTCATAAAGTCCGGTACCGCCCTTTCCCTCCAACCCGTGTAAGAAATAAAAATACTTGGTATAGGGAACGTTAGACACTACCCGTAAAAGATATATTCTTACAGTGGCACCCATGGCTTAGCCGGTTAGCACCCTGTTTGTGGGAAGCAAGACTTATAAAGGACGCGAGTTCGACCCGCGGCAGTGTCACCTTTTTTTTATCTATTCTGTTTTTTTTGAACTCCGGCCGCCGCCCTGGCTGGCCGCTGCTGCCCTGGCTGGCCACAGGTATGTATTGGGGGGCGGGCCCGCAGGGCCCCCGGCCTCCGGCCGGCACGCCCTCCCTGCCTAGTCACGAAAAGCGAGGTTAACATGTACTTTATTAATTAGGATCACTAAATCTTATTCTGTTACTGAAGTAGATCTTACTGTTTACATCTGATCCAGCAGCTACAGTACCTACAGTTACCAGCAACAGGGCACCACTGGCAATGTCGGCAATAGTTCCACCGTTTGTACTATTAAAGATGGTTTCTAAATTAAGCTTTCTATACTTTTTGAAGAAGTAACAGGTTCGGTTCATGATCTGGGCATTTACTGCACCACCGGGAATGATAAGTGGATCAAATACGAAGTTCTTCTCCCAGATAACTTTGAACCTGTCTCTATAGTCCATATTGAGTTGTGATTGGGTTGCATTACCGGGATCCTTTAGGATATCACCAATAGCAGCTATAGAACCATTTGGTTGAGTATCCCAAACCAACATGATTCTGGCAGCTTGGGATTCTGAAGCACAACCACTCAGTGTATCGGAAGCGGCCTCCAAGGTGATAAATCCACGAAAAAAGCTCTTCTCAATGCAGGCTTTCCTGCCAATTCGGTTTTGCATGTCAGAACCAAGCTCCGGAATAAATAAAGCTGTCACAGTTCCGGTTGTAGTGCAAGCTTTGCTTGTAGGACCAACATCATATACTTTCTTCTCTACAGCATTTGGTCGGTAGCCTCTAGTACTTAGAGGCACGTAGGGTCGGACCCTCACACTTGGTGCACTGATTGTCATCGGAAGCGGCTGTTTAGGGTATAGCCTTCGCTTCTTTTGAAAGCCACCTTTTGAAGCGTCCCAAGAGCGCCCGCGTTTCATACTTTTAAAATAATTCGGAAAATTTTCGTATATTCCCTGAAGCGTATACAGCGTGCTCTAAGAGGTTGGGGAATAGTATTACCCCCAACCTCCTAGGGGTAGTGGCTAGGGGCGACCGCCCCGGTCGCACCGCACTCCCAACGGGAGCAAAAACATAGTTTTTGTAAATTAAATTTATTTAATTTTCTTGCGAGGAGAACTCCTCAGTAAGTGAACACCAGTCTTCACTTTCCCAAGACCAAGTTGGAGACTGTGCGTACGAAGTCCGCGCGAGATAGCTTGTCGAGGGGCTCATCGAGCTCGAACTGCTTAGATATTCTTCGGTTGAGCTGGGCGATGTCCTCAGGAATGTGCTCCTTCCTGGTGGAAAATAGTATTTCTGGTGGCTCGGGACAGGTGATAAAAATGAAGGACGGGGCCCAGGCCACGAACCCTCCTTTAAATTCGACTGCAACAGGATATCTGTCAAGTAGTCTGAGGAGGAAGGCGAATGAGGAGACGTGCTTGGCTCGGAAATCGTCGAATATGGCGCAGGTATGTCCATCGTAGCCGTCGAACCAGCGAAGGCCTCCGGAGGAGATCCAAATGTCGGTTTCCGGCACTCCACGCAGTTTGCATAATGCTCGGCTACACTTGAAGGCAATCCTAGTTTTTCCAACTCCGGTTGGTCCATGGATCCAAAATACTCCAGGAACTCCGATTCTAGGTGGTCTAATGAGGGATCTAAGAATAGTGAGACCTTTGTGGAACTTAACTATGGCTATCCCTCCGGCCTCATCGGCAGATAAATCTTTTAAAGATTCACCACCTTGAATCCGAGTGACAGCAACTGCAATGTCAGTGCGCTTACCTGGCTGGGGCATCACCCCCATCACGAAGGGATTGGAATCTTCTTTGCTGCAATACAAGCGAGATTCTTCTGGTGTCCCACGCATAGTCTCTATATGTGCCCTCTTGAAGCCAATCAATGTCTTCAGCTTGGAGAGAGTCCATTGAGAACCAAGTATGCATGCGCCTTGCAAGTGTGGTGTTCCATTTGAGCCCGTCTCCTTCCCGATTATGATCCACTTCACAGTCGGCGCGAACTTGTCGGTTAAGTCCTGGTATTCCGGTTGAGTCCAGTTGTTCAGTGTGAACACGAAGCGAGATAGTCGTAATCCGTTCTTGACTCGTACGGGTCCCCCTTGCGCAGTCTTCTCGAGAGTCCATGTCTTCATCGTATTTGTTGTGCTTCTC